CATGAAGGTCGGCCTTCCGCTGGTGGAAATCCTCGAAGCTGCTGCCGCAACCTCCCAAACCAAGCCAGAGTAACCAATGGACGCGACCAACCATAGCGGTGGATTCGGAGGTATCGTTGGGTTGCTGGGAACCGCAACCGTAGCAATGGTGGCCTCCTACATCCCCGAACTCACCGAGTGGACACGGTTCCTGACCGCTCTCGCCGCCTTGGTCGCAGCCGTCACGGCCCTATACAAAGCCATCAAAAAGAAATGAACCCGAACGTCGCTTCACTCATCCGCCACGGCCTCAGCGCCGCCGGCGGCTTCCTCGTCGCCAAGGGCATGATCAGCCTCGACCAGGTCAATGAGATCGCCGGTGCGATCATCACTCTGGCCGGTATCGGATGGTCAGTGTTCAAGAACAAGAAAACCCCTCCGACCCCTCCCGCTGCCCCGGCCGCGTGAACTGGATCTACCAGATCCTGAAGGCCCTCCTGGACTTCTTCCGCGAAACACCGCCACCGGATATCCACCACGGCAATGCACCCAAGCCTCTCAAGGATGATCTTGCCGCTCGTGTTGCCGATCTGCCTGGGCTGCCAGACCAAGGTGGTGATGGTCCCGCACGGTGATCCGGTGATGCTGGCCAAGCCGGTCAAGGCCAGCGTCTATGCTTTCGATGCGAACAAGAAGCTGGTGGGGCCGTCGACCGTGACGCTGCCTGCCGGCTGGTACGTTTTACCCAAGAACTGATCATGGCCCAGCAAACCATCAACATCGGCGCCATCGCCAACGACAACACCGGCGACACGCTCCGGGGCGCCGGCCAGAAGATCAACGACAACTTTACCGAGCTGTACACCGCCATATCGGCGCTCAACACAGCGACGGCCTACACGCCGACGCTGGTCGACTCCGGCGGTGGCCGCACCTACACCGTCACGGTCAACTCCGCGCGGTACACCAACATCGGCAACCTCCGGTGGTTTTCGGTCGACCTGACCGTCACCGCGGCATCCGGTGCGGCCTCGGGCGATCTCCGATTGAGCCTTCCGGCCACGTCGACCTATTCCGGCACCGTCGAGTTCTATGCCGACAACCTGGCGTCGGCAGCCAAGACCGACCTTCAGGCCAATGTCCCGGCCGGTGCCAATTATGCCGTGCTGACGCATTACGAGAACGGCGACGCCGACTCTCTTACGGCCCACGTTCAGGCCACATCCCGACTAATCGTCACCGGCATCTTCTTCACCACACCGGCCGCGTGACGACCATCGGATCCAGTCTCCAGCAGGGCATGACGGTGCTCCAGCAGATGCTGGGGGCGCCGATGTTCATCTGGGAAGGCTCGTCGATCCGGTGCATCCCGGCTGCGGTCACCGATGCCAACACCCCGGTGGCCGGCGGGTTCCAGGACAACGTGACGTCCCGGATCCTGGTCATGTTCTCCGACTGGAAGACCTGCGACAGCACGCTGGTCTCGATGGACACCACGCTGTACACCCTCGACCAGGGCACGACCTTCTCAAGGCTGCAGCGCGAGGACGCCGGGTTCGTTCTCCTGGAGAACACCGACCGCATCGCTCTGACCTTCTGCAAGCCACGGCCGGTGGTCGGGCGCACGCTTGTCTACCAAGGCCGCACGCTGCGCATCCTATCGTGCCGTGTGGATGCTTCCGGCGCCTATTACAGCCTCGATCTCGGGGCGAAGACCAAATGAGGCCTGTCGTCAACATCACGGTGGATTCCTCGAGGTTCGACGCTGCGCTGAAGCAGTACCTCTTGGCCACCACCCGTGATCTCGACAAGGCGGTGAACGCCCGGATGTTCTATCTGATGGTGCGCTTGTTCGTTTTGGTACCACCCAAGAGCCCACAGGCCGAGCGGACCCGCATCGGTGAATATCTGGCCAAGCCTCTCGGCAACATCAACAGGATCTCCAAGAAAACAGGCAAGCGCATCGGCAAGAGCCGTCTGCTGCGCCGGGTCCACCTGATCGCACAGGCACGCGAACGCAAGGCCGGGCGCCGCGGCCTCTATGGCGAGGAGATGAAGGCAGCCGCAAGCGCTGTCTACCGCAAGGCCATTGGGTCGGTCGGATACCTGCGCTCCGGCGTGGTCAAGGCCATTCGGGTGTTCAACAAGGGATTCAGCCAATACGACAAGCCCAAGTGGAAACCGCTTGTGAAGCCGGCCGGCTACAAACCGCCGCATAAACCGAATGCCGCCCTTGTCTCTTTGGCCAACCAATACGGCCTGCCTGCCGAGAACGTGGCGGTCCACAAGGGCACCAGGGCAAAGGGTTATCAGGCTGTGCCGGGATGGAATCCCACGGCCTCGGTGCTGATGCAGTCGGGCATCGCCGACAATCAGATGAGCCGGGTGACCTCGATCTACAATGCGGCCATGCAGAAGGCCTACGACGACGAGCTGGCCGAGCTGCAGACCCACATGACCGATGCACTACTTGCCAACGGCAAGGTGCTTGTGGACAATGGTTTTGAGATCAAATGAATGGCGTGGCCCTTAGAGCCGAAAAGGCGCTCGTCGATTACCTGGCTGCCGAAGACTGGTCTGCTGCTGGAGCGGGCACGCCGTCGTTCCTGACCTCCTACAGCCGCGGTTTGTACGACGACCCGGACGAGCAGGATGCCATGCCCAACTTCCCGCGGGTAATTGTGTCATCAACGATTGCCCGCCCGCTACAGCGCACCGACCTGACCTGCGAGGTCAATGTCGAGATCGAGCTGCAGCTATCGGCCGACGATACCGACGAGGCCGACGTGCTGACCACCGTGGCAGCTCTGGACACCATCATCCTGCCTCTTTTCGATGCCAATGGCGCAGCGGTGCTGGATGCCGACGAAGATCACGCCAGCGGGCCTTTCACCGCGCAGTTCGCCACTCCCCTTGATTTTGGCGCCTCGTCCATTTCTAATCGTTCGAGGACGTTCACCAGGTCATTCACGCTTTTCTGTTCGGCAACCCTGTAACAAACTACCATGGCAAACACTCAAGGCAGCAAATACGTTTTTGGATCACCTGCAACGCTGACGATCTACGATGCCGCGGGCGCTCTTGTCGTCACCGGCTATGTTTCTCCCGACATCGAATCGTACGACATCACCCATGATGCCGATACCGAGGAAGTCCGAAACTCCGCTGGCGAGGTTGTCGGTCACATCGCCTACAACAACCGGCTGACGTTGACGGTCAACTTCATCCCCGCCAATTCCGCCAGCGTCGCCAACGCGCTGCTGGCCGCTTCTCTGCCCAACGCAAACGGAACTTGTACCATCTCGGGTGCGCCTGTGATCTACATAGGCGGTTTTGCGGATGCAATCAACGCTGCAAGCGGCAACCGTTGGATCTATGCAGGCGGTGGTTCCATCAAGACCACCCAGACCGGCAAGGCCACCGGAACCATAACGCTGAAGAAGTATCTGAACCTCGCAGCGACCGGAGCCGCCACCACGCTGTGAGCGGTCTGGCCGACATCCTGACGGCTACGGCGCCGCCATGCCCGATGGTCATGGGGCTGCGCCTTGTGCCGTATTCTGTGGGGCATTCACTGATGCTCCACCGGATGGGGTCACCGCTGGTCATCGGAGGAGCAGTCTCTCGGGCGGATCTCATGCAGGGCGTGCTGGTATGCTCCGAGCCGATCAAGGAGACGCTGAAGACCCTGCGCTCGCCGTTCCGCGGCCTCCTGCTTCGTTTCTGGGCCCGCAAGACCATCAAGCTATCGTTTGATGTCGAGTTCGAGAAATGGAACAACTGGATGGCCAGCCAATCAACGGCGCCCGAAATCCTGACCAAACCCGGCGCCAAACGGGCGCTTGCCATGCCTTGGCCCGAGAGGATGTTGGCCTGCTGTCTCGACCTCGGCCTGACCGAGGCCACCGTGTTGTCGATGCCCATCGGTGATGCCGAAAGACTTGTTCTGGCCAGAGCCGAGACCCATGGTGACGTCGAGCTGTGGAGTCCGAAAGACGAGGCCCTGTGGCGGTGGGCACAGCAACAGTCGACCAACAACTGACCATGGCGATCTTCTCACTCCTGGCGAAGCTGGGGTTCGATGGCACCGCCTTCGAGACCGGCGCCAAGCGGGCCACATCCATGGCCAAGGGCATCGGCCGCGAAATCAACTCGACCTTGGCCAGCGTCTTCACCGTGGACAAGCTGGCCCAGTTTGGCCTGGAGGCCATCCAGACTGCCGGCAAGATCAACGATCTGTCGACTCAGCTCGGTGTAACAGCCGAGTTCCTGCAGGAGATGAAGTTCGCTGCCGAGATGTCAGGCGGCAGCCTCGAAGGTGTTTCCGGTGCGCTCGAAAAGATCGCTGTCGCAAGAACCAAGGCGTTGCAAGGCAATCAGGGCCTCATCGCTGCTTTCGAGCGCTTTGGCATTACGGCACAGGATCTGAAGACCGCCAAGCTCGAGGACATCTTCCTGAAGATCGGCCGGGCCTTCGAGGGCGTGGCCAGTCCGCAACAACTGCTTGAACCGTTCCGAGAACTGGCAGGCCGCGGTTCTGGTGCGCTGATACCGGCCATGGTCGAGGGCCTTGGAGAAGCAGCGCAACAGGCTCGGAACCTCGGCATGGTGATGTCAAACGAGGTGGTCATGACATTGGATGAGGCCAATGATCGCGTGGAGATCATGCAGAAAACGATGTCGGCAGGTGTTGGCTCTTTTATCGCAAACGCACTGGTTCCTCTTGCCGGCTTCTTCGAGGCCCTCGGCAATATGTTCGACACCTTCGTTCGGATGCGTGGTCAAACCCTCGTCAATATCATTGCCGGCAAGGGACTTGTGAGTGAAACCAAGCACATCCTTTCTCAGACGTTGCAGGCATTTACAACTTCCTTGGATGAACAGGACACTGAGCTTCAGGCACGCCGTGAAACCAGAGAACGACGAGCAGAGCTGATGCGAAAGGCTACGTTTGAGGCAACATCCGCGGGCAAGATGGTCGCTGTCTCCGCTGCCTCATCCGACGCATTGGCTCGCACTGGAGGCTTCACGGCTTTCCAGGGCAACCTGGACCGCTACTTTGGCGCCGTAAGGACTCAGGCCATGGACATCCGCGACATCGCACGGAACACCCAACGCACGGCTGAAGCCGTCGAGGAATAATGGCGAACATCCAAGGCATCCCGAATCCAACCGCACTCGAATACATCGAGGTTGCACGGTCATACGACAACAACGGTACGGGCCGTGTCGTTCAACTGACGTTTCGTGGGTCCAAGGACGCCCTGCGTATTGCCTCGGCCCAATGGGTGGCGCTGGGCGCAAAGTACACAATCCGGGAGGATGGCCCGTACTCGGAGGCCACCGTCACCATTGGTGGCAACAGCTTCGACCCAGGCACGCCGATTAGCGAACAGTCGGCACCGCTGGTTGGCGAGGTTGCAGACATCCGCTACGAGTTCCGAACCGATTACGTCGATGTCTCGGTCTTTGCGTTGCCTGCGGTGGCCAAGGAGGCTGAGGCGACTGGGGATCCCGCTTTCTACAAAAAGACCATCGAAGAGACCGTCAGGAACGGCCAGAAGCTGACCGACGTTTCGCCGCTCGGAAACCTGCCGATTGCCCGCCGCGTCTGGGCCAAGCTGGCCCGTGGAGAGGAGTCCTTCCCCGTTGCTCGAATCAGCCTGACCCGCATCGCCACCTGGTCGGGCAACCTCGGCCTTCCGCAGATTCCCAACGGCATTCCGCCGGTCTACTACCCGGTCTCCTTTGGCATTGCGTGGCAGCTACCCAACTCGGTGCTGTCGATGCTGCCTGCGGTGCCTGTGGATCCAGCCACTGGGCAGATTCAGGCCCCGTCTGGGACCGCTTGGGGCTGGAAGCAGACCAACTACTCGACGAACCTCATCACCAAGACCAACCAGGTCGAGCAAGTCATCTCCTGGACGTTCGCCCCCTACGATCTCGACATTTACCCATTCTTCTAACCTCAACCAACATCCGCACACCTTATGGCAGACGAAATCCAAATGACGGCCCGGCTCTACGCATCAAAAAGCGGTGCGTACCTGCCTTCGGTCACCTACACCAAAACCGCCACCATGGTCGGCACCGACATGGGGTCGCAGACGCAATCCATCGGCACCGGCGCTTCCGAAATCCTCGACGTGCCGGTGGATGTCACCAGCCCGTACAAGGTGCTGATCTCGAACCTCGACAACTCCAACTACGTCGAGCTGTCTTTCACGTCCGGCTTCGCCGCTGGTGCTGGTACGATGCGTCTTCCGCCCGGTGAGACCATGTTGATCCCATACATCAACACCAACCTGTACCTGATCGCCAACACGTCGGCCTGCACGATCCAGGCTACCTTTTGCGAGATCTAAGGACCACCCGCCATGGCAAACGAAATCGAAATGGCCGCCCGCCTGTACGCTGCCAAGGGCGGGGCCAGCATCAACTCGCAGACCTGGACGGCCGTGGCCAACATGACCGGCCGCGACATGGGTCAACAGACCCAGGACGTAGGCAACAGCTGGGAGTCGCTTGACACGCCGACCGATCTTGCGCTGCCGTACAAGCTGCTGCTGGTCAACCTCGACCAGCAGAATGGGATCCAGATGCGATTCCGGGACGCCACGACGTTCCCGAACTACGCCACGCCCATCCAGATTCCTCCGGGTCAGTTCGTCTTCCTTCCGCAGATCATCACCGG